ATCCCTCTTGCCAATCCCATTACGCTAGACAGATAAATCTTTTTACTAGAAGACGCGGATGCAGCCTTTAATGTCTGCGTGCCTACGTTCCCAACATTGAGTACGGAAGCTTCATCGGATGACAATTCTCCACTATAAAAAACATCCCTTGATAGTACCTTATCGGTAAACGTATTATTCACCACCGAGGCTACTGTCGTATCCAAAGTGGTAGAATACGATACAGCAACTCCGGCAACGATATTATTCGTGTTGACAAGAAAAATCTTGCCAGTTGTCTTATCATACGGAACCGACAACGCACGAGTAAAAGATTCACGCACAAACGTAATAGATTCGCTTTTTTTCAAAACGTCTATCGTAGCTGCGGATAAAGTTACAGTGTACTCTCCGTCATCTTCCGTCGGGGTCCCGGAAACTGTCGTGCCTGACGTTATAGATGGGTGAATAACGAGATCGCCATCTTTCATTCCTTTTGACGCCAACACTTTAATGGTAGTAGCTCCTGTCGGTTTGAACGAAACAACAGTGCCAACTACGGTCAGCGCCGTGGCTGATGTGTTCTCCATCCCGCACATTTCTAATAGCGGCCCCCAGGTAGGCGTACCGGAAATAGCCGTACCGTTCCCTGTCAGCGGGGTTTTGAAGTTTATATTTACACTGGCCTTCCCTGCGCCAATAAGCACACTCCCGATATTGCCACGGATTAAATCTAACTCTTTCATCTCCGCATTAATCGGAGTGATTTTTGGCTCAAATATACTAAGAGAGGAAGAAGATTCTGATGCTCCGACCGTTGGTGTGGTCGATGTGCCATAGGCTTTAGTTCCATCGTTAATCGATTGTAACGAGTATGCAATTACGGTTTTCTTTTGAAGTAGCATTTTAGAGCCTTTTATGTGATAACAACTTCGGGGTTGTTGCTAGCGGTAATATATCCCATATCGTAATGCAGCACGATTTCACCAATTACCATTTCTGAGAAATCCGTATTGCGGGATATTGCGATTAATTGGCAAATAATAGTGGTCGGGGAGAAGGCGTCGAACATTGCAACCTCAACCTCAGCAGCAATTTGATCAAGAGCGGCGTCTATATCTGTATCTGTACGTGAAACGCCGTATATATCAACACTAAGAGAACGCTTAACACGAGATTCCGATCCGTAAGTTAATGGGATAATCCCCTCGTTTCCAATGACAACTCGGATGCACGGTAGCTGCAACTGATCAATCTGGTGAGGACTATTTTTATATACCCTCTCACCCGTTGTCTCAAGATCAGTCAATGCTGATAGCACCTTATCTCTTACTTGTGTCCTTGCGTGCATTATAAGACAATCTCAAGCGTGTATTCGACCACGGTATCGTCATTTACATTGCTGTCAACGACTTTATACAATACTGAATCTATGAGCAAAGTATCGTCAAGAACAATATCGTAAGAAGCAGATGTAGAAAAATAATGCTTTCTTCCAGACATGCCATACATATCTGAATCATCTGAAACTTTAGTGCCTTTGACTGAGGCTATTGATTCACCGAGTCTGTATTGTGTAGCGGTAACAGACCATGGTGCATCTGTTACCGCTTTTATTATCCCGTCATACCACGGCATTTTATATCGCTACCAACAATGGGATTCCGGTAAGCAATACTTTTGCGCTCGTGGCCGTTGTCGTAGTCAGTTCAGACCAAACCCCAATGCATTTCCCCGAAGCGGCCACCGCTGTGGCCTTATTCACTCCGCCGGTTGTCATGTAGTAGGCTTTTGAACCTTGCGTAACCGTACCCGCAGCAGCCTTTTTTGGCAAGAGGAATTCGCCACGGATTGCCAATGTATACGGGATTCCTGTAGCAGCGGTATCGACAGCAACTCCAATAGTTGCACCAACAACTTGGATCGTACCACCCGTGATTGCCGAGGTTGCGGTAACGGTAATTGAATCGTATTTACCCAACGATTGAGCCATAATAAAATCCTATATAGCGACGAGTAGTGGAAGGCCCATGAGCAAGACTTTTGCGGTTGTTGCGCCCGTGGTTGTCCCCTCACTCCAAATCCCAATTATTTTACCGCTTGCGGCTTCTGACGTGGCTTGCACATCTCCACCGGTCGTAGTCATATAATACGTCTTGTTTCCCTGCCCGACTGATCCTGTTGCTGTCGCTTCTTTAGCCACCTCAAATTCACCGCGAGTCGCTAACGTATACAGACTCCCCGCAGCAGCGGTGTCGATAGCAACGCCGACCAATCCCCCAACCAAATATAGCTGCCCAGAGGTAACGCCACCAGTGGTGGCGGTTACAGTGAGCGAGTCATAGTGCCCTAACGATTGCGCCATGATTAAGTCCCCGCGTTTTTATACATCGTACGGAAATCTAAAACGCTTGCACCGAAATCGACACGGACAACATATTCAACACCGCTCAGGTCCCATTCCTCTTGTTCACGAAGAGCGGGTTCCGCCATTCCATTCAGGAAAGCAACTTCAATGGTATCGAAAACGTTGGGGTCGGATACGAGTACCCATGCGGTTGTTGATTGGCCGTCAAGTCGTCCATCAGAAATGACCTCAAAACGGTTTTGAAACGGGTTCGGCGCGTCTCGCTTTGATACACTCGCCGTCGTGCCCGTTGGATCATATGCCGATGAACGCAAGACATTTGCCGCTACCTCTAGTGCCTTCGGGACCAAAAGATATTTCGGGGTGATATTCAAAACAGAAGCCGTGTTTGGGTCTTTCTGTAGCGCCATTGCAGCGTAAGCGGTCGTTAATGTCGTAGTGCTGGGAGCAGCGCCACTCGAAGATACATAATTTTTATGCGTAGAAACATCGAATAATGCAGTGCTGTCTTGATTGAGCGTTGGCCCTGCGCCTGAAATCAACGCATATACCACGTCTCCTACTTTTCGATTAGCCGCACGGCCCATTCCGCGGGGGATCTGAGTGAATGCACCAAGGTCGTCATTAACGATGGTACGGCGATTAAGTCGGAACTTTTTCGCATACTCGCTAACCTGAATATACTCTGCGCGGTCAGTGTATTTACCATATGCGATTTCCCCGTCCGTCCCGATCTTATCTAGATCAGAAAAACCGGATAATCCGACACGCTCCCCGCGCTTGAAATCCGGAAGAGTCCCGCGACGAGTCCAAAGTTGCCAAGATTCCGGTGCCTCACTCCAGCCCATCAGCATCGATTTCTCGGCGGTGGCGGTAAGAATTGCCGGGAAGTCGGATGGTGACGCACCGAACGCACGGCGAGTGCTAAATGCGCGTTCGGCGAGTTGATCCTCCGACAAACTGTGAGTGTTAATCCCGCGCAAACGAAGGTAGCTATCAGCTAAACGAGTGAGCGACATTCCGACAAAACCACCTTCGCGTGCCGATGCAATTTCATCGCTAGACACAGAAAGGCCAGACCTCACGAGCAACCCTTGTTTCGCGCCTTTAGCGAACTTGTCTAACGCATCCTCTCCTGCTTGAATATCGCTGATTTGTCGGCGGCTATTGCTAGCGGGGACAACCACCGGGGCAGGAGTGACAACCGGATGGCTGCGGCCTTCAACGCGAACGTCAGGTGCCTGGTAGTCCATAGCCGGTTCGCACTCACCAGACAAAACATCCAATAACACTTTTCGCGTGGATTCTAGGCTCCATCCTTCATCAATCGCACGCAAGCGCAACCCGGAATAAAACTCATTGCCTCGCGGTACAATATTCAGCGCGAAAAGAGCATCAACATCAGATACGCGCCTCCGTTCGCTGGCTACTGCTTCTTTAGCGCCAATTGCCTTTGCCATTTTAAGATCGCGGCGAGCGATATCAATATCGAATTCCGCCACTGGGGTTTCCAACGTTTCAGCCATTTTGTGCTCCACTAATTTAGTATGTGATCGGTTTAATCCTACCGATGCGTCGGCAGGTACGGAAACGATAGACGCTTCTAATAGAGTCCACTTCGTAACCTTTATAACACCTTTATCTTCTTTGTACTCGTCAATCCGGTATCCAATAGATACATC